TAGAACAGTTCAGCACTGACCGACGAAAGTTTAAATGAAGTTCAATCTCAAACAGTTCTACGCCTTCTGCTCTGAGTTAAAGATTGAAACCAAAGAGCAAGGCTTACGTAATCTGGACAGTCTCCTCGGAACTCAGACCTATGTCATGGATGAGATTACTAGCGGCCTAGAGAACGGTATCCATTTCTTTGTCATCTTGAAAGGCCGTCAGCTCGGCATCACCACAATAAGCCTAGCCTTAGACCTTTACTGGCACTACATCAATGCGGGGTTAAATGGAACACTTGTTACAGACACAGAAGAAAACCGAGACATGTTCCGAGGCACGCTCGGCAGCTACATGGATGGTTTACCAAAAGAATTCAAGATACCCATACTTGCACACAATCGGAACTCTCTTTCCCTCAAAAACAGAAGTCGTATCTTTTATCAAGTCGCTGGGCTTAGAGCGAAAGGAAGTCTTGGTCGTGGCAAGGGCATTACATTCCTTCACGGAACGGAAACTTCGTCGTGGGGAGATGAAGAAGGTCTAGCCTCCTTACTGGCGTCGTTAGCTGAAACCAATCCAAAGCGTCTCTACATATTCGAGTCCACTGCTCGCGGGTTCAATATGTTTCACGATATGTACGTGACCGCTAAGAGAGCGCGAACTCAAAAGGCAATCTTCTGCGGCTGGTGGCGCAATGAGTTCTATTCTGCTGCTCCAGAGACAGATGTGTACAAAGTCTATTGGGACGGCAAACTTACTCCTGAAGAAAAAGAGTGGACGCGAGATATTAAGAAGCTCTACAACGTAGAGATTAACTCGCGCCAGATGGCGTGGTGGCGTTGGAAAATGTTGGAAGGCATTAAGGACGATTCCTTGATGTATCAAGAGTTCCCGCCGACCGAAGACTATGCGTTCGTCATGACAGGCACATCGTTCTTTTCTAACGCACGGTGTACTGACGCCATGAAGATTGCAAAGAAGATTGACTGCGACCATTACCGTTACGCGATGGGTGTCAACTTCCAAGACACTGAGGTAATTAAATCAACTGAACGCCTGTCAACATTGAAGGTATGGGAGGAACCCATTGATACGGCTTATTACGTTATCGGTGCAGACCCTGCTTATGGTTCTTCTGATTGGGCTGATAGGTTCTGCATTCAAGTCTTCCGTTGCTACTCTGACGGAATGGAACAGGTGGCAGAGTTTGCGACCTCTGAACTTAATACGTACCAGTTTGCGTGGGTTATTTCGCATCTTGCTGGAGCCTACAAGAACTCGACGCTTAATCTTGAAGTTAATGGGCCGGGACAGGCTGTTCTAAATGAGATTAAGAACCTGCGCCGTCAAGCGGCAAGCATGGGCAACGCAATGGGCAAGAGTTTGATGGACGTCTATGGGTCCATGTCAAACTACATCTGGCGGCGTAATGACACAATGGGTGGGTTATCTAACTCTCTAGGCTGGCTAACTACAGCAGCAACCAAAGAGCGAATGATGAACTACACCAAAGACTTGTTTGAACGCCAAATGCTAGACGTTTATTCCGTTGATACGATTGAAGAGATGAAGACCATCATTCGTGATGGCGCATCTATTGAGGCATCTGGTCGCAATAAAGATGACCGAGTAATGGCAATGGCCTTGGCGTGCGCCGCTTTCTCAGAACAAGTCCAGCCGCAACTTATCCAGCGCAAGCTAAGTCGTAAGGTTTCTAGAGAACTAGAACAAAAGACACCTGAACAACTTTCCGTCGGGAAAGGTGTATCCAATTATTTGAAAGCTATCGGCATCTATGGAAACTAACGTCCTAGCCAAGAAGGAATTGATAGCGCAAATGCGTCGGTTCATCCGAGATAAGGAACGTGGCATTTCCATGAAACTCTTTGCCGACTTGTGCGGGGTCAACAAGGCTCACTTGCTAGACGTTTTTTGGTATCGTTCCGAACCCTTGACCGAATATATTCAGCGCAGAGTCGATAAAGGCTACAAAGCATGGCAGCGAGGCGAGGTAGCTATCATGCAATTGCGTAACCGAAGCAAATACATTGAATACCGCAGGGAAGCTAAACCGAGAATACTACCCACTACTGGCCTACAAATGATTAATGGCAAGATAGGGATTAGATTAGGTATGAGGAATATAGACGATTATTCGCAACCACCATTATTTGAAGGGGATAACAATGGCAGTTCTACATGATTACAAATGCCCAAAGCACGGCTACTTTGAGAGCAGAAAGGGGCAATGCCCCATGAAAGACTGTTCCGAGGAGGTAGCAATAGTCTACTTGCAAGCTGTAGGCGCCATGTCAGACGGCACAAAGAAGAACGACAAGACCATTAAGCAGTTGGCGATGGATTTTGATATGACAAACATCAAATCTACCCGTGAAGGCGAGAATCAAGCGGGATTCTTTACCAGAAAGAACAAAACCTCTAAGAAACAGCTTGAGAAGGAAGCAGCTATCGCATCTCAGCGTCCTAGAGAGCCAAGACCGGGGGATTCCGCTATTTGGGGCGGGGATAACCGTTATAGCTTGGGAAATGTAATAAAAGGCGGTGCTGTACGGTCAGTTATGGGAGAATCGGTCGGAATGAACCCAAGAGACGCTGGAAACTTGACAGGACCCAAGGCTGCGTCGTACATTGCCGACCATGAAAACCTACAAGTGAAGTCCTAAATGCGGATACCAACCAAAGACTTAGAGCGTGAGTTCTTCTACCGCGACTTAATCGAAAAGTGCATGGTGTCGTTGATTGAGCGAAAAGGTGACTACGCTTCTCTGCGTGCTTGGTTTTTGTTCGGTGCCGGACCCGATGAAAACCCCGCCCTATTCAATAAGATTTATCCGCACATTGACCAACTAACATCGTTCTTATATTCCGCTGAGACAACACGTTTTTCTATTAACGTCGGCGCGTCAGTAGCTGGACAAGAACACACTAAAATTCCAAAGCTAACATCAGCCTTGAATGATGAGTGGCTAAATTCTAATTGCGACCAAGTATTCTCATCTGCACTAACGTGGTCCTTGGTATTTAACTCGACCTTTATCAAACTTGTTGTCAACAACGGTATCCATCCCTACATGGTAGAGCCTAGCTCGATAGGCGTTCTACGTGAAGACGTTACCTACACTGACAGGCAAGAAGCAATAGTTCAAACCTATTACATTACGAAATCCGATTTATACAATCGATTGTATAGTCACCCTAAACGGGAAGAAATCGTAAAGAAGATACAAGTAGCAATGCACACCAAGACCGAAGATATGCCAGAGGGTCTTGACCGCCTTATCATCTCTCAGTCAAACCCAACTATCTTTGGTAACGTCAACTTAGACTTGTACGGCACTAATCGTTACAAAGCCCGTGTTGCTGAAGACACCGTGAAGATGTATGAGTTGTGGATATGGAACGATGAGATTGAAGATTATCAAGTGGTCACGATGGCTGACCCTGACATCTTTATCTATGACCGTCCGGGTGCCTCAGTATTTTTAAAAGGCGAATTGCCATTTATTCAAATTTGCCCTAACCCGCAGTTTGATTATTATTGGGGTCAAAGTGAAGTTGCCCGTCTAAACTTGCTGCAAGCTGTACGAAATAACCGAATGTCAGAGATATTGGATTTGTTATCCAAGCAAGTGTCTCCTCCAAAGGTGTTCTCTGGCTTTATGGGTATTACGGATGAGAAAGCCTTTGCGTTTAATCGTCCCGGCTCGTTTGTCTCCAGTGATATGCCAAATGCCAAGGTAGATTCAGTTGCACCAGAGATGCCATCGTCACTATTTGAGGTAATCCATGAAATTGATGCAATGTTTGCAGAAGCATCTGGAATATCAAGTGTTCTGTCTGGTCGTGGTGAGCAAGGTGTGCGCTCCGCTGGTCATGCTTCTCAGTTGGCCCGTCTTGGAAGTTCTCGCGCAAAGAAACGTGCCTTAATTGTTGAAGACAGCTTAGAAAAAGTAGCTACGCTGTACTTGAAGTTGATTCAAGCCTACGACAACACTCATTTTACGGATGAAGAAGGCAATAAGTTTATTGCTGAACAATTTACCAAAGATTTTGTCGTGAAAGTGGACGCTCACTCCAATAGCCCGATATTTACAGAAGATATGCGTCAGTTAGCGTTTAACCTGTTTAAAGCTCAAGCTATTGATAAAGAATCTTTGCTTGACTTGCTAGAGCCGCCAATGAAACAATTGTTAATAGATAAATTAAAGAAGCGCGAAAAGACGCAAGCGCAACAGCCTCAAGCAAAACCTGAAGGTAAACCAGATTTAAAAGCAGTGGAGGGATAATGGCAACTAAACCTGATTACTCGCCAAAAGCAGACCAGCCGAGAGTACAGACCAGCGAATTAAAAAGGGCTGAGGCTGCGCCATCCATGCAGTATCGGGTGTCGGGCATAAAGTCTTTTAATCCCCGTCAAGCAAGAAAGATGGGCCGTATGGGTGAACGATAGGAGTACATCATGTACAAAAAAATGAAGCGCGGTCGTAAGACCCGTCGTTAATTCCCGCAAGGGATGAGGTATGGCTGACTTCCTCTCCTAAGTTGGCCGCGGCTAATTGGAGAAATCACATGGCACGCATGAAACGTAAAGGCCGTAAAGGTTGCAAGTAATTAGTCCCTTGTGGATTAAACCCAAGGGGGAGGGGAAATACTCCCCCACTTGACATTTGCTGATAGTCTGTTCTAATCGCGTCTAGATTGACGATAGAGGTTATTTATGAGCGTACCACCCGATAAGTTAATGGAATTGATTGGCAAGCAGCAAGGTAATCCTGCTGAAACTCTTCCTCCTGATACCACCTCAATGTCTGACCCGTCTACGTCTCCTATGTCGGCACCGATGTCTACGCCAGAACCAAAGATGGGGAATCGTGAAGGTGCGATGGTCAACATTTCAATGGCAATGGATTTGATTGAGCAAGCCTTGCCAAGTCTAGGAAGTCAATCCGTAGAAGGTCAAAAAGCGTTAGCCGCTATTCGTTCGTTGACAAGCGTAATTGGCCCTCGCAAGCAAAAAACAAATGAACTCCAGCAATCTGAGATTATCCAGATGCTACAGAACTTGCCGCAAGCCGGTGGCGGTACGCCTGAAGGCCGTGCAATGTCGCAAGCTCCTATGGTCCCGAACCTCCCGCCAATGCCCGGAGCAGAACCTTCTCCGATGAGTATGCCCGGTGCTGGTGGTGGCGGTGCTTTACCCCAACCCACTCCAATGTAAGGAATTATCATGGACCTGTTTAAACCAAGAGGTGCCAATAGCCCTCGCCGCCCTACCGACAACAACCAGCAAAACGGTGTTGTAACGAACCCTCCCCGCTATGCAGACTTTGGTGGTCTTAATGCTGCTAACAAAATTGGTAGCAAAAATAAGATGGGTGTTCAAAAACCCGGTGACGGTAAAAAAGTAATCTAACGTAGTTAGGGGATAAAAATGAGTCTTGAAGATATGTCTTTTGAGCAACGCGACCAATTAGCGTTGTTAATGCGTGAACTTTCCGATAATCCAGCAACCAGAAAAGATGTTCTGCGTTTAACTAAGCAAATTAAACCAGACCTAGTTATTCCTGAACTGGATATTGAAAGTAACACTAAATCGCACATTGATAAGCTAGAACAGCGGCTTATGGAACGTGATGCAAAAGAGAGAGAGCAAGATGCTGTACGCGACCTTGAATCACGCCGTAACAAGTTAATGAAAAAAGGTTTTGTTCAGAACGAAGACGATATTCACGAAGTTGAAAAGATTATGCTTGAAAAAGGCATAACTAATCACGAATCGGCAGCGGAATACTGGCAGTGGATGAAACAATCCGCTACACCAACGCCTATAGGTTACAACCCGTCAGCCGTCAGTAAGTTCGATTTAGGTAAATACTACAAGAACCCTGTTGGTGCAGCTAGAGATGAAGCATCAAAAGCACTCCAAGAGTTGCGTCAAAATAAGCGACCCATTGGATTTTAATTTAGTAGGGGATAAAGTTTTTTAGGAGATAACCATGCCTATTGGTGGCGGTATCATTCCAGCAACAGGTAGTACGCAATATACCGAGTTGACTTACGTCACACGGCGTGCGTTCATTCCGAAGCTGGTAGTTCAACTATATAATTCGACTCCGCTAATGGCGGCTCTGATTGCTAACTCGCAACAGGCTTCCGGTGGTGTTTCTTCCGTAACCGTTCCCGTTCAAGGCGCACAGTTTGTGAACGCACAATGGTCTGATTACTCTGGTTCGTTTAACCAGCCATCAGTCCAGCAAGGTGCTTTCAACGCTGAATTCGACTTGAAGCTGATGATTGCTCCAGTACCGTTCCTCGGTATGGAAGGCGCAGTTCAACAGGACGCTGCAATCATTCCTTTGATTGAAGCTCGTATGAACGATGCGACTAACGTGATGATGGATGCAATGGCAACCGCCTTGTACACCAACAGCACCAACACGCAACAGTTCACTGGCTTGCCAGCCGCTGTTTCTGCTTCTGGCACTTACGGCAATATTAGCCGTTCGGCGTTTACTTGGTGGCAGTCAAAGTCGTATACAGCCGGTAACGTAAACCCAACTCGTCAAAACATCCTGCAATACATTTCTGGTACCGTTAAAAACAGTGCTGAAGTGCCTTCGTTTGGTGTTTGCGGTTTTGGTACATGGACCCTGTTGGCTCAAGACTTTGTTGGTCAAGAGCAATATGTTATCACTCCGGGTTCCGGTTTTGACAGCGACTCCAACGGCCCACAAGCAGCGTTTCGTGCTTTGATGGTCGCTGGCGTACCTATTTATCCTGACCCCTACTGTCCAGAAGGTACGGTTTACTTCCTGAACACTAACTACCTGTCGCTTTACATCCATGAGCAAGGTTCGTTCGTGTTTACTGGTTTTGAATCGACTCTACCTAACTGGCAGATTGGTTACGTTGGTGCTGTATTGATGATTGCTGAGTTGGTTTCAACTAAGCCTAAGTCAATGTCAGTGGTGTCGGGTTACAACTCTCTCAGCATATAAGGAGCTAACCATGTCACTAAGTACCAATAAAATCATCCTTTCGGGCGCAGCAACCAACACCGCCGGTGCCTATTTTCTGACCACTACTATTAGCGCAGTTAGTACGGGTAATGGCACAGTTATTCCAGCGGGTGTTTATTTGATGTTTCCAACAGCAAATACATCTATTTTGGCTTTCAACGGTACGGCAAATGCAACATTGATGGTAGCAAACACAGGCGGCGTCATTATTTCTGATGGCGTAAACGTGTATGCAAAATCAACTGGCACAGAAACCGTTACCCTGCTGGCTACTAATGGCGGTCAGAACGTCAGCAGCACCTACGTATCGTAAGGGGGAACTATGGCAAATCCAGATTCAGTCTCGCAAAAATTACCCGACAGTTTTGGTAATTACGCAATTGCCGGAACTACTGCTGCGTCTTTGGCTGCCACTGGAAATGCTGTTGTTGCCCTTCCCATTCTTTCGGGTGGGTTGACTGCTGGTAATACTGTAGTTTCTTCCGGTGCTGTTATTGTTCGTCGCGTGACTATTCAAAATCCTAGTGCTAACGTATCTACGGGCAACATTTCGATTTTGACTAGCAGCGACGGCAATGTAAGCAATGTGGTAGTGGCTAACGTAGTTCTTAGCAGTTTAACGGGTACTGGCACATTCCAAGACGTAACCATCTCTGGTGGTAACGTCATTGTGTCAGGTTACAACAGCCAAGCCTTATTCTTGAAAGTTAATACTGCCGTTGCTGGCACTATTGATATTCGGGTGTATGGCGACACAGTGAACTTTTAATTATGCAAAACGTCTATGTGACAAACAAATGGGAAAAATCCATAACCTTTAGTTTCAACTACATACCTTACACATTTCCTGTGGGTGAGAGTGTAGAGGTGCCGCTGGAGGCTGTTTGTCACATATTCGGGCATAACGACCCTGATAAAGAACCGTATATGGCGCGGTTGGCTATGATTCAGACGAAGGCAGATATTCCTGCCGGATTAAAAATCCTTGAAAAGATTCTGATTACGGACCAGCCGCCAAAGAAAGTCCACTCGTTATCCCCGGTGGTTGAAAGAGTACCCCTGCCTTCTAAAGAGGCTGGGGGAAAAGTCAACGTAGCAGCTTAATATGGACCGTAAATGTCGCAGACACTGCAAAGCTACATTACTGCTGTCAGATACTTGTTGCACGATGCAAACGCAAACTTTTACACCAACAGTCAACTAACTGACTACATCAACGGTGCTAGAGCGCGAGTTGTTCGTGACACAGGTTGTCTTCGCACGGTCCAAACAAGTCAAACGCCTTGTACCCCTGTAGCTGGTGGAAGAAAGCCTGTTATTTGGTCATCCGGCTTAGTTGTAACTGTGGGTGATTACGTATTTTCCAATATCTTTATTTATGCGGTAACTGTTGGTGGAACTTTGGGAGCAGCTCCCGATTATCCTTCTTCGTATGACATTTACCCGCCAAGCACACCGTTTACTAGCGGCATGGCTACTGTTCAGTACGCCGGTCCTTCAGAAATAATTAATTATTCTTGTTTGCCGTCTGGAGTTTTAACTTTGGACGTCATCAACATTAACCTCTATTGGGGAAATTCCAGAATACCTTTGCGGTATATGCCTTGGACAGACTTCAACGCACAATTGCGTTATTGGCAGAACCGAATCGGAACGCCGGTTGCTTTTAGTATTTACGGGCAATCTCAAATCTATATTGGACCCGTTCCTGACATAGCTTACACAATTGATTTAGATACGGTTCTCCTGCCAACAGATTTAGTAAATCTGTCTGATGCGGATAATATTAACGAACCTTTTTCTTCTCCAGTTAAGTTTTATGCTGCTTACCTTGCTAAATACTACGAACAATCGTTCGGTGAATCTGAGATTTATTTAGGTCAGTACAAACAGCAAATTCAAGCGGTTCAGGCATCCATTTACACTCGGAGACTGCCTGACCCTTACTCAAGAGCGTACTAAGTCATGGCTGCCGCAGAACAAAAAAAATCGTATGAAATTGTTAAAAACTTTCGTGGCGTAAACACGAAAGCTAACCGCACAGCTATTGGCGACGATGAATTCTTCTGGCTTGAGAACGCAATGCCGGTGGGATACGCCAACTTAAAGATTACTCCTACTTTTGATGCCGTTGGCAGTATTACGTTTTCAAATACGGTTGTTAATTTCTTTTCAGCCAATATTGGTTTAGATGATTATTTAATAGCTTTTCAAAGTAACGGAAGCTGCGAATACGTCAATCTAACAACTAATGTTAAGGCTACATTAGCTTCCGCTAACACATTTTCTACTAGCGGCATGAATGTTAGCCAATGGAAAAACGAACGTCTTTTAATTAGTGACCCAGCTAAAGGATATTTTACGTGGGACGGAACTAATTTAGTTTCGATTGGTTCTGTTGGGTCTATTGGAATTGTTAGCAAAGGTTCAGGTTATACGTCTGCTCCTGCTGTAATTATTTCTGCTCCTAATCAAACAGCAGGAATACAAGCAACGGCGGCAGCTACTATATCTGCTAATGCTGTTTCTTCTATTTTTTTATTAGAGGCTGGTTCTGGATATACGTCTTCTCCAACAATAACATTTAACGGGGGCGGCGGCTCAGGAGCTAATGCGGTAGCGTCTATTACAACATTCGCTCAAAACACTGTATCCGTTTTTGTGACAAGTGGTGGAACAGGATATACGTCTAATCCGAATGTATCTATTTCAGGTGGTGGCGGTACCAATGCAGCAGGTCAAGCTATTACTAGCGGAAACATTGTGACGCAAGTCGTTATGACCAACAATGGAACTGGCTACACAAACAGCTCAAACATTACAGTATCTATTACTGGCGGCGGCGGTTCTAACGCTACGGCTAAAGCTATTATTAATAGCGAAACTAACTCAGGTATTCAGTCGTTTTCTGGACGGGTTTGGATTTCTAGCGGAAGAACTGTTTATTACTCAGCCGCTGGTTCGTACAGTGACTTTGTAACGGTGTCCGCTGGTACAGTAGTGCTTACTGACGCTACATTGCACGGAAACATTATTCAATTATTGTCGGCTAATAACTTTTTGTATATTTTTGGTGACGATAGCATTAACGTATTTTCTGATGTGCGCGTAACGTCAACTGGCGCAACATTGTTTACAAATACCAACGTCAGTGCTTCGGTAGGTACTAAATTGGCGTATGCCATTTTCCCGTATTTCCGTTCTGTGTTGTTTATGAATGATTACGGTGTGTATGCGTTAGTTGGCTCAACCACTTCTAAAATATCAGATTCGTTGGATGGAGTATTTCCAAATATAGATTTTGCAACAGGAAATGTTAATGGCGGTCAGGTTCTTTTAAATAACATTTTGTGTGCTGCGTTTAATTTTAAATATACAGGCGGTTTAGGAACATCAAGCAGTCCAAGATACATACAAGCCATCTTTTTTGAAAAGAAATGGTTTTTTACTAGCGCAGGAAACAATCTACAGTTTGTTGTTTCTGTGCCGGTAGGCGGCAAGATTACGTTGTACGGTACAGATGGAAATTCGTGCGTGAAGATGTATGCGAACACAACGGCAAGTATTAACAGTTATGTTCAAACGTCTTTAAATCCGATGAAAGACCCAATTAGAACTAAACAAGCGTTGAAGGTTGGTATTGAAGCGACATTGACCAATTCTTCAATTATTACTGTTTCAGTTGATTCTGAAACTAGTTCTAGTCCTTCTGTTGAATTGGGTCAAACAGGAAATTGGATAAATAATTTTTCTAGCATTATTCCTTGGATTAACAATAGTTCAACAGTAATTAATTGGACTACTGGTTCTACAGGGTATACGTTGTACAAAACAGATGCCAAGCAGTATGGCAAATACTTAGGGATGACCGTGACATCAACCAATGCTGGCGTTGTGTACAACGGTTTTGAATATGAACATGAATTGAGAGTGAGGTTCTAAAATGGCTGTCCCATTTACTTTTGCTACGGCAACTACGTCTATTCCACTGTCTCAGTTGGATAATAACTTTTCTACGGTTACTACACTTGGCAACACATCCGTTGTTTTAGGTAACACGGTAACAAGCGTTGGTAATTTAACCGTTACTAATGGCACGTACACAAACTATACCGAGTCTGTTGTAAATATTGGTACGGTAACAACCACCAATACTTTGTCACTAACTAACGGTACAGTTCAAATAGTTACATTAACGGCGGCTAATACGTGTACGTTTACGATGCCAACAGCAACCGATGGTAAGTCGTTTGTTTTAATTGTTACTGGTGCTGCTACTGCTAATGCTACGTTTACCGGCGTTAAGTTTGCTGGCAATACGGCTCCAACAATTACTACGACCGGCAATAAAGATATTCTAAGTTTTATTGCTTACGGTTCTGCTTGGTACGGAAACTATTCGCAGAACTACCCATAAGAGGTTCCAATGTTTTCTTTTTCAAAAATTACACAAGCAAGGTCTAGTGCTGCTGGAGGTGGAGCTGCTCCATCAAACGTAAGTTACCTCGTTGTTGCTGGCGGGGGCGGTGGCGGCGCGTCTAAAACCGGTGCTATAAGTGGCGCGGGTGGAGGTGCGGGTGGCTACAGAGAATCAACACTAGCTGTTGCTAACGCAACTAATTACACAGTTACTGTTGGCGGCGGCGGTGGCGGTGGCATCGGTGGCGCAACGCCTACTGTAGGAACCCCCGGTAGTAATTCTGTTTTTTCTTCAATTACTTCTACTGGTGGTGGTTACGGAGCCGTGTCAGGTAATGCAGGTGGTATTGGCGTTGATGGAGGGGCAGGCGGGTCTGGCGGTGGCTCTGGCAACCTTAATAATGCTGCTGGTACGGCTGGTCAAGGTAATGCTGGTGGTGCTTCTGCTGCAAGCAACTACGGCGCAAATATGGGCGGGGGTGGTGGTTCGGGTGCTGTGGGTAGTAATGGCGTTTCGATAGGAAGCGTTGGCGGTAACGGTGGTATTGGCAATGCAACTGCTATAAGCGGTACTACGACTTTCTACGCTGGCGGTGGTGGCGGCAATGGCGATACCGTGCAAGGTCTAGGAGGCTCAAGTATTGGCGGCAATGCTGGCTCTACTCCTACTTCTGGAGTAATTAATACAGGTTCTGGTGGCGGTGGCTCTAGTGCGTCTAGTAACAATGGCGGTAACGGTGGTGACGGTATTGTAATTATTAGCTATCCATCTACCTTTGCTAATTTAGCAAATGTGGCTGTTACTTTAACTTGTAACGGTACGACTGGAAATACTACCCCTACTATTTCAGGTGGAAATAAAATTTATAAATTTACTGCTGGCTCCGGCAACATTACATGGTGATTGATATGGCTCACTACGCATTTTTAGATAGTAATAATGTAGTTACAGAAGTCATCCCCGGAAACAATGAAGGGGAAGGTGGCATTGACAATTGGGAACAACAATATAGTGATGTGCGTGGTCAAGTATGTAAACGCACTAGCTATAACACGGTAAAAAATGTTCACTTAAATGGCGGTATTCCGTTTCGTGGTAATTATGCTGGTATTGGCTACACTTATCGTGAAGATATTGATGCTTTTGTACCTCCGCAACCGTACCCAAGTTGGGTATTAGATTCTAATGTTACTTGGCAAGCTCCAGTTACTTATCCTTTAGATGAAAATGTTTATAACTGGAACGAAACTAATCAAGAATGGGAGGTGTTAAGTGGGACTTAATGCGTTTACTAAAACAGGCAACACCATCACGTTTACGGCTAACGTAGCAGCCCCTACGCCTGTCCAATGCCTCTCTACTACCTTGGGTGGCAACCAGTACCGTGTCATCAATACAGGCACGATAACGGTGTTTCTAGGCTATGGAAGTACGTCAGCAGAAGCCGCAAACAATGCTGTTGTCGTGACAAGTTCACAAACAGCGTTTCCTCTGTTGCCTAGTACGGATGAAATTTTGACGTTTGTGCCAAATGCTTATTTCTCAGCTATCAGTTCTAGTGGAACAGCAACAATATACATTACTCCCGGCGATGGCTTGTAATCCGTCATCGTAGTTAAAAGGAACAATTATGCTAAAGGTAGCTGGCGGTGGAGGGGGTGGAGGTAACGGTACAGGTACAGTAACCCAAGTTAGCACGGGTACTGGTCTTACTGGTGGCCCAATTACGACCAGTGGTACCGTTAGTTTGGCTAATACGGCTGTTACTGCGGGAACGTATGGTAACGCTACAACGGTTTCTCAAATTACCATTGATGCCCAAGGTAGGATTACTTCTGCGTCCAATGTCGGCATTTCTTCTAATGGCGTAGGAACTGTTACTCAGGTTAGCACCGGCACAGGTTTAACTGGCGGTCCTATAACGTCTTCTGGAACTATTGCATTAGCCAATACAGCGGTTGTTGCTGCCGCTTATGGCTCTGCTACTCAGGTTGGTACGTTTACAGTTGACGCTCAAGGCCGACTTACTGCTGCTGCTAATGCGACTATAAACATCGCGGTTGCCAATGTCTCTGGTGCTGTACCCAACACGGTTAATGTAATTGCTGGCACAGGCTTGTCTGGTGGAGGCGCATTGACAGCAAACGTCACTGTCAACCTTGCTAACACGGCTGTAACGTCAGGAAGCTATGGTAGCACTACTCAGGTAGCTGCTATTACGATTGACGCGCAGGGACGCATTACAGCGGCTGCTAACGTGGCTGTCAGCGGTGGAGGCGGCACAGGAAACATAGTTTCTAATGTTGTGACGGTTACGGCTGGAACCAATGTTCCTTGGACAAATGCAACTAGCGTTGTTTTGTCGTGGATAAACAATGCAAGCAATGTTGTTACGTGGACCAATACGGTGTATGCGGTCAACAACAACAATGCAACGATATTAGTCAATCATCCTTCTGCTCCGTTTGGCGTTGTCTTACCGTCAGCTAATACGGTGGTCGGACAGCAATACCAGATTAAGAAAATAGACAGTTCATCTAATGCGGTAACAGTTAGCACGACATCTTCACAAACCATTGATGGCAACTTAACGTATTCGTTAGCAACAATATACAAAAGCGTTACGTTGCAGTCAGACGGTTCCAATTACTATATTTTTGGGGCTGTATAACATGGATGGACAATTTTTATTTAATTTTGTAGTTGGCATAGCGGCTTTCTTTGGTGGCTGGACGCTAAACAATATTACTCGAATGATTAATCGCATTGATGAGGATATTCGTGAGATACCTTACCTATATGTAAGTAAAGATGATTACAAAACAGACATTGCTGAGATTAAAGGAATGTTAGGCAAGATATTTGACCGCTTAGAGAACAAGGCAGACAAATCGTGAACATGGAGACATTATCCATTGTTGAATTTGGGAATAATGATTCTCTAGGTGAGTTTTTGTTTGAAAACGGTCTACAACATAAGCTATTTCAAGAAATATTAATGGATGCTGGCATTTCGGTGCCTGTTTACCCATTAATTGATGCTGATACAAACAATTTAGATGATTGGTTATTGGCACATCAAGTCGAACATCAAGCGTTTGCTGGCTTCTTAGACTTAAATAATCCGTTCAATATGTTGGACGTTGACTTTAATAATGAGCCAGATTTCTATGATTGGATAGCTACCCATTTGTATATTCATGAACAAATTGTTGCTGCCCTAGGAATTTCTGAGGTCAATTAAAAAATGCTACCCACCCCCCAAAAAAAACCAGTTTCTGAGTTTCAAAAAAACCAACCTGTAATGGAGCAGGTCAATAAACAACGCTCTAAAGCAGCGCGTATGGACCCAATTGAAATTTTAGAACAATCGGCAGACGGAGATAGAGAATTAGCTATAAGGGTTTACAACAAATTAACTCAATTAGTTAATAGCGACCCTAATTTTAGAATAATGAGAGCTAACAACAGTCTATTTATATATAACAATCTTAGAGACGGAAGCGTTTCTTTATCTTTAGAAACGGCTGATTCACCAAGAGTTTTAATTGAAAGTATTCAATTGTTTTGGAAAGCAATGAAAATCGCTGGATTTAAAAAAGCAATTTTTGGAATAGATAATCCGCAAATTATAAAAGCTGGAAAAATGGCTGGCATTGATATAAAAACTGAACCAAGCGGAGAGATGTTAGATGATGGCGTAACTCCGGGTTTAATTGGAATAGGAGAATTTTAATGCCGGGCGTAGTTAAAGCTGCTAAAAAAGTTATTTCTGGTGCTGGAAAAGTTATATCCGGTGGAGCTAAAGTTGTTGGTGATGTTTTTAATGCTGCTGGAGATGTAATTTCTGGAGCAGGAAAAGTTGTCTCAGATGTTAATAGAGCCGTAGTTAAACCTGTTGTTAATTTTGGTGTAAAAACTGTTAAGTCTGTAGGTAAAGCTGCTGTAACTGTGGTTGAAAAAGTTACTGATAAAGTTATTGATGTTGCTACCAACATAATTCAAAACCCATTACCAGTGCTTGAGACAATTGCATTGACGTATGTGCTTGGACCTGCGGGTCTTGCAAAGGGGGCAGCAATTGGCATTACTACGACAACGATGGCAGCGGCTGTATCCTCCGCAACTGTAACGGCAGCCAACGGGGGAGATGTAAAACAAGTGGCAACTGCTGCCTTGATAACGTATGTAGCTGCTAATCCGGGACTAAGTGGACAAGAAAAAATTGTAGCGTCTGGTGCTATTCAATTAGCTTCTGGAGTAAAACCAGAAGACGTTATTAAAAATGTTATTGCTAGTACGGTGTCTAATACAATACTTCCAACTGTATTAAAAGATTTAAACGCAACAATTGCTAAAGAGTTTCCAACGGTAATTCAAGATACTGTTAAGAGCGCATTGATTAATGCCGAAAGACAAGCTGTTGCAGCCGCTATTACTGGTCAAGATGTTTCACGGGCAGCGTTAGCTGGTTTTGCTGGCGGTGCTCTTTCTGACCTTGCCCAATGGGGTGCAGCAGTAGCTGCTCCAAAAATGGAAGATGTAAATACAAAGTCTATTGGTATAGCTGCTGGCGAATACGCTCAATATAAAGTAGCTGGATATTCTGATGAGCAAGCATTAAACAAAGCTGTTCAAGGTGTTTTTTCTATTCAAACACAAGCGGCAGCAAAAGCAGAATTGGCAAAACAAACTGCTGGATTAAGCGGAGAGCAAGTAATGGCTTCGTTAAAATATAGTCAAGTTGGACAAAATACAGGATTAGATACTGGAACAAAACAACTACCTTCAGTAACAGTATATGGAGAAGCACCCATTGGTGAAAGCCTAAGTGTTTTATCTACTCCAGACATTCCCGGTGCTAGGAAAAGGGACCCTACTGCGGCCCGTGATGTTGCCGGTAAGCTTCCTCCAATAACTGTTATAGGAACACCAAGACTTCCAGAAGTAACTGTATATGGAGACAAACCTATTGGTGAAGAATTATCTCTTACAGGAACAGATTTATTTGCCGAAGAAAATATTGCCCCTCCTCCAAGAGAAGATAAAACGCCAGAACAATTACGCAGAGATACAATTTTACTAACGTTGATAAACAAGAATTTTGATACAGGTGGTGGGGGTGGAACCAGAACAACAAGAACAGTTCCTACTACGACGGGACAAGGTTCCGTTGCAACATCAGCGTTAGCGCAAGCATTACGTATTGGTGATGTAGGCGCACCGATATTTGGCAGAGATGAAGAAGGTAAAAAGGCTGGCTGGAATCTTGAATCATTACGCTATATGGGCAACGCAGGAGAATAAAGATGACTAAAAAACTAGCACGGCTATTACGGGCCGACATTCAAGAAACCAGCGATTTAAAATCAATTGCTGCAATGCTTGCCGGTAAAGGGCGTGGTGGTGACACCTTGTTAGCTCACATAACACCTAAAGAAGTCGGCTTATTAAAAGAAGCTGGCGGTGCTGGAACGGTCAACCCTGATACGGGATTGCTAGAGTTCTACGATTGGTCTGGTGGCTACGGAACTACAGACCCTACGTCGTATTATTCTGCGCCAAGCTATACGCCCACTTTTGGCGATTATTCAGTATCTTCGCAGCAAGATACTTCAAACTTTGTGCCAACTTTTGGTGATTACTCAGTACCTGCTCAATCGGTTTCTGCCCCTGCTGCTGCTGTTGATACTTATACTAGCGGCTTTCCGGGTCTTGGAGCAGAAGTAATTGGAAGTCAAAATGTTGTTGCTCCCGCTGTTCAACAAGCATATGAAGAATTTCCTCCCGGAATGGCATCTTCATTAAGTTTAGGCGGCGGTCAATTGCCTCAACCGCCATCTAGTGATTCTTTACTTAAAAAGTATGTTGGCGACCCATTAAAAGATTTAAAAGCAACTACAGGATTAAGCCTTAATGACCTTCTTCGTCTTGGTGGTGCTGGTGCTGGCGCACTTGTTGGTAGAAGACAAAACAAAGAAGCTGCTAAACAAATACAGCAAGCTACGCAAGAACAAAAGAATTTAGGTTTGCCATATCAAGAGCGCGGTAGAAACCTTATGCGTTCTGCTGAAAGCGGAGAACTAACTCCACAAGGACAGCAAGCACTTGAAGCTGCAAGAGCGCAAGCAGCTCAAAACATTTCTAAAACTGGTGGTGTTGGCGTTGCTCAAGCTCAAGCACAGATAGAAGCGTTGCGTCAAAACTTGTTGCAAAACCAGTATAACTTTGGTTTACAGGTTTCTCAGATTGGCGACCAAATTACCTTGGGTGCTATTAGAACGGGTATGCAGCTAGACCAACAGCTTAATCAGTCTAGCCAACAGTTTTATACGCAATTGGCTCAAATTGCTGGCGGTGGTACGTATGGCTACAACCCTCAACAAGTTAGAGGTTAATAATGGCTGACCCAAATACACCGGAAATACCGGAAATTAAACAACGTAAAACTTATTCGGTTCCTCCGACTCCTATTCTTTCTGGATTAAAAGGAGAAGTTGGAAATATTCCGGGAATGTCAGGTGCGCCAACGTATGAAGAACGTGCAAAACTTCTTCCAAAATCTACAGATGTTGCCGCTGAAGAAGCCCGTGTTTTAGGTTCTCAAAATCAATTAAGCGAAGATATTGGCCTTGCTCAACAAGCTGAAAAACAATATTTGTCTGAAGCTGAATATTCTATTGCGTCCCAAACCAGAGAACAAGCTCAAGACATTGAAGCAGGATTAAAACTTGTTCGAGAAAAATTTCCTTATCCAGAATTTAAGCCTACGCAAGAAAATATGCAAAGTCTTGCTACCTTGTTTAGTTTGGTTGGAGTGATTGGTGTTGCTATGGGTGGCGAAGGAAAGATGTCAGCAATGGGTTCATTAAACGCTATGACCGGCATGATGAGGGGTTGGCAGCAAGGCCGCAAAGATTTGTGGGAAAAAGAAAAATTAACATTTGATAAAAATATGGCTAAAACCAAAGCCATTCTTGATGATGCTTACAAAGATGCTGACCGTGCTTACAAGACAATGGCTTACAACCGTGAAGAAGCGATTGCTCTGGCTAATCAGTCAGCGGCTAAACTTGGTGGTCAAGTAGGAAAACAAATGTTACAAAAGCAAGGTCTTGGAAATTACCTTGAATTGCTTAAAAGTCTTAAAAAAGATTTAAAAGAAACCGAACATTTAGCTTCTCAAGAGCGAATGGTAGAAAAAAAATTAGAAGAAAACAGAACCATGATGGAGGCAAGATTTGCTCACACAGAAAAAATGGCTAAAGACCGTTCTGAAGACCAGATGAAACGGTTATTGATGACGTTGGGTCAGCAAAGAGATTTGCTTGATAAACGTCTTGAGGAGCAAGGAAGAAGAAGAACTAATGAAGACCGTAAAAATGACAAAGAAGTAATGACAATGACTCAAGGTGTAAGAAGCATTGAGAATTTGCAACGTCAATTACGTGACCCTGAAATTCGTACTGGATTAACTTCTAAGTTGGCTCCGTTGTTGCAAAAAATTAACTCTCTTCCAAATAAAGAAGATTTTGAATCGGCTATTTATAGAGAGCTTACCGGCAATGACAAGACAACACTGTTCTTAAAGGATGCGTTGTTAGAAACGTATGCTATTGAGCGTGCGACTAAAGGTGGTCAACGCATAACTGTTCAAGATATGAAGATGGTTGGCCCTGTTCTTGACCCTACTAACTACAAGCCAGAGACTTACAACGCTTTGTTAGAGCAGCGCAGAAATGTTCTGTACAACAACTTGCAAGACATGGGATTAACTATTCCTGAAATTCAGGAAAGAGCCAAACAAAGGGCATACGTTCCTTATGGCGGGGATACTTCTGCTCCAGCTAAAGAAATTAGTCCACAAGATAAGCAAGCATTAGATTGGGCAAACGCTAACCCTAAAGACCCAAGGTCAGCACAAATCAAAAAAAGGTTAGGAGTTCAATAATGGCTTTCGACCCTGATAAATACTTAGCCGAGCCAGAACCATCAACGGGTTTTGACCCTGATGCTTATTTGTCTAAAAAAGCAGCACCTACTACTAAAGCAGAGCCATCTCAGTTTGAACAAGTTGGTGAGTTTTTTAAAGGTGCAACATTACCGGTTGCTGGCATGGTTCAATCCATTCCTTATGAGCCAATACAGCGTAAAGCTGCTGAGTATGTCAGAGGCGTTGAAGCTAAACCTGAGTACGTTGCTCCCGGTGGAACGATTGGCGCACGAACA